TTTGCAAACTGATTTGCTGGACTATCAACAAGGGATAACTCAACCAAGTCATAGTCTTTAATAATTCTAATAGCGGAATCGCTTTTTTCGTCATAGCCATCATCCCACTTGTTCATCTTGCCACCAATAGAAAATCCAGTGAGCGTACCATCTAAGACTTTTTCCCAAGTGTCTTGTGCACCTTTTGAAACATAAGCAGATACATATACACCCTGATAAAACTTCTTTGTTTCTGGGTCAAAATATTTATCTTCCTTAAATGCTACCATCTTGCCTACTGCTTTTGGCTGGTGCATTTCACGGATGTTACCACGGAACTTAGAGAAGGCTGATACGGATGCTTCTGGGGTAACGATATCGTTTTGCTTGTCAATATTATCAAGCGTGGCAAATCCAGATACAATTCTACGTTCTGCATCTATCTTTGTGAGAGGCATAGAAATACGAACATTATTTCCGTCAATGTCAAAATGTGCTTTCTGAATACTCATAGTATTAATTATAGCCCCTTTTTATAAAAGTGTTATGGAATTGTTATTATACCACTTTTTAAGAGGAGCGTCTCCCCTCGCCTTGAGCATTCCTACCTGCAGTTGTTGCTGTGTTGTCAGCCTGTGCTTGTTGGCGTTGGGCATCACGCTCTCTGTTCCCTGCATTGTTAGCGTTTGAGTCTGCTGCTTGGCGAGCAGTAGGCTGAATCATTGAGTCACTTTCTTCACGCTCTGGAAGATTAAGAAGTTCACGAGCCTCATTAGGAACCATAATCTGGTTCTTAACATAGTTAGTAAGAATCTGTGACTGAGCCAATTCGTCAGTAAGTGTAAGTTCGTTAAACTTGAATTCTAAAACATCTGTCTTTTCACGAATAATTTTATTAAGAATCTTTTCAAGATTGCGTTGTGCTGGTCTTGCTACCTGCTCTTTGAATGTTCTGTCTTGTGCTAGTGAGTCAGCAATTGATGATGAACTGCTACCACCAAGTTTTGAAAGTGGTACTTGGTGAGCAACAAGAATATCGTCACGGTTCTGGTCACGGTATTTTGAAAATGAGCCTTCCTGAACACCATTTTCAATTGGTTCCATCTTGAACTCAACCTTATTGCTATCTGAATCTCCTGGCAATGGGATGTAAAGAGTTCTGTGTGACTGACCCTTTAGACCAGTCTGTAAGAAACGGAACAACTTGTCCTCTGCCTCTTGGGTAAGTTGTGCACCCTTAAGAGTTACGATATAGCGAGGAACAGCCTTATTGTTGAAGTAGTCAATGTTGTATTGTGATGCAAGCATGTCTCCTAGCAGAGATGGCATAGCAGCCATAATGTCTGGCACACCATAGAAAGTGTTTAATGGAGAGTATTCTTTAATGTGAATAATCTCGTTTGGTCGTGGGTCTTCAGTAATGTAGTTTACGTTCTTTGCTCCAAAATTACGGAAGTAAACAACTTTTTGAGCAATAATTTGAACATATCCATCACGAAGTCTGCGTACACGCATTGTGGATGCTGGAATGTGACCAATGTAGCCAATCTCTCCAGTAGTTGTTCTTCCAACTTCAATGTATCCGTTCCCCATTGCGTGTACATCAGTAAATACTTTTTCGAGAACAGAAGAGAATGATTCGTCTTGGTTTAGCCCTTCTATCCAATCTCTAAGTTGGACCTTAAGCCTTTCAATTCTGTTTCTGGCACGAGCCATCTGGTCTGCTGATGCAGCCTCTAGTTTAAGATTTGTTCTATCGGATACAATAAAATCATAGCCAAGACCAACTGTGTTTTCAACTTTTGCATCAATAGCAGCGTGATTAGCAAATGATGTGTCATAATAATTTGCAAGTTCGTAAAGATTGTATGGTGGGGTAATTACGTCAAACAATGCGTATGCATTACGAAATACAATACCTGGATTAATTGCATTTGACCTTGCCCCATTTGTGCCCATTTGGATTGCTCCAGCAGACTCAAGGTAGGCATCGTCACCCAAAGATTTAGATAGTCTAGAACTCCTACGCTTAAAATTGGTTTGCATACCAGCAAGTCCCTTTAGTTCATCCCAAGACTTTACAAATGGGTCCATAGAAGCAAACTCATTTACAATTTCTTGAGCCTCGTCTAAACGAGCAGGTGTATTTGCATATTCATAGTAACTCACTAGTCTTCACTTCCAAATTCTAGTTGTGTCTTTTTTGCTGCAATTAAAGCCCCAAGGTCTGTTTCTGACGGAATGTATCCTTGAGCCATACGGTCAATTTGTTCGCTATACTCTTCGTCAGATACCTTGCGAACATTTGCATAAAATAAAGGCTGACCATCAGGGAATCCTAGCCATCTTGCTTCATTGCGAAGAAGAGTAACTCTGGATTCATCGCCACGCATTGAGTCAATGCTTAGGGCATTTCCGCTGTCATCTGTTAAAACCTTGCCAGAGCGTAATTGCCAAACGTAAATTCCATAGTCTGAAAAAGGTTCTTCTATGAGAGAAACCTTTGTTTTTCCAATTTGGTTGGGCATGACTTGACCAATATCTTTTGTAGTATCTATATTCATAACCACTAGTATACCACATTATGCAATGTCAAGTGTAATTGTGTTCTTTTGTATGTCCATATAGCCAATATATTTATATCCATTAAATTCTATGTTTTTGATATTTGAAGAAGTGTCTACTAATATCTTGTTTGTGCCAGTGTATGTTTTAAAAATTTCTTTCATTCCATTATCGTAAACCTTATAATACTCCGAAAGGCTGCTAGATTTCCAAGTTGTTAATGCATTCCAAAGACCATTATCTACATCGTTCCAGTTAACAATTGTGATTTTTTGAGAACTATTTTCAGAGTCAAGTCCATAAAATGAAATATTGTCTAACAAAATATTTGATGTTATTTTAATTTTGCTAAGTGACTCTGAAACATCTATTGGATTTAAGAAAGATAGACCTAAAAAGTTCCATTCATCTAACTCTATAACTGGGCTTGCAACAATTTTACCGTTTAAGTAATATATTGGAATATTTGTAGTAGAATTCGTGTATATGTAGCCTTTAGTGTTTGAGGCATTTATTGACTTTAAATAAAATGAGATTGTTTCATTTTTAGAAGTTATTTCAAATACTTTGACGGCTGTTGTTGGAAATTCTTTAATGTCTGCTAATAAAGACATCTGTATAGAATTAATTTTGATGTTTAAGGATGGGTTTCCTATTTCAAAAAATATACCCCTGTCTTGTGCCGAATCGTAATTTCCACAAAATCTTATTCCAGAATGCCTTGTTAGGTATAAATAGGGTGTGCTTTGCTTATAAACTAAATATGGGTTTTTACTTTTATAGTTGTATTTTCCACCAGAATAAATGTATGGATATAAGTCTACAGAATACTTTGTTCCAATTGGATTATATTTTGTTCCTTCTGGATTTTGTTCTGTTGCAACAGTTGGAGCATAATCTAAAGTTTTTGCAGCAATCTGAAAATGCCTAATCTCGTATGGTTTTAGGTTAACTGCTTTATCGTTTAATTCTATGTGGAATACAATTGCCCACTTGTCCCAATCTAGCCCTGTATTTGCTAGTGTTGGTGGGTAAACAATCATACCATTTACAAATTCATATTTAGATGCCTCATCTGGCGTATTGGCATCAATTAATCTATTTTCATTTGCTAGAATTGTTGATGCAAATTCTGAAATATTTTTTATTGCACCATTAGACAATCTTTGAAATGTAAGATATGTTTTTAATTCTGAATTTGATGTGTCAAAATTACCAGAACTATAGGTTCTTGTTTCTGGATAGTCTACGTTTATTTGAATAAAATCTAATTCTTCAATTGGTACATCGCTGGCATTATTGATAGTTCTTGTTAATTTATTTAATGGAATATAGTCTTGCCAGTATGAGTTTGTTGCAATATCAAGAATAGTTTTTTCATATTCTTTTATTGCAACTATTGTGTAGGTTGCTGTTCTTGGTAATAATGTAGAATATGAAGAACCAAGAGTCAGAATTCCAGAGGTAAATAGGCTTGAGATATCTGCAAAATTTCTAGATGAACATAGCCCAACCTTATAGATATTTCCAGTAAAAGTATTTGATGTTAAGTTATCTCCACCAACATAAACATTAAGACTATTTACATCACTCAGGAATGAGGCAACATCAGTGTTTGCTGTCACTAATGACTTTATATCTATACCTACAGCAAACTTTACATTGTGAGTAATTGACTTTGTTGTTATGGTTGATTCGGTTCCATTGTATTTTATTTTGTATGAAACAGTTGTGTTTACTAGAGATACCCTAAGATAATCGCTTGTAGATTCATTTAGTATTTCAAAAAGAATTTGTTCAGTACCGCTGCCTGTCAAAGACTTGAATACTCCGTATATGCCACTTGCCAAATGCTCATTTTTATTAAAAGAAGATGAGTAAAGATATCCTTGATTTGTTGACCAATTCCTGGATGAGCCAGTAACAGTTGGTCTTAGATTTATAAAAACATCTGAATCTCCAGAAGCAACATTTGTTAGGTATAGGTCTTTAAGCCATAGCGATGATGTATACAGGGATGTTGTTACTTCTGGAACAGCGTAAGACCTTGTAGAAAGAGTTTGAGTAGGACTTACGTCAAAGTTATCAATTATTGAAGCCTGTTCCCACTTTGCTTGAAAACTTGGGTAGTTGTAGTTGTTTATATAATTTGCAAAACCAAAATCAGCAAGAATTGCATTTCCACCATATTTAATATTTATATCGAGTGGAACATCTACCGCTTGGGCGTAAGCCAATCTCATTTTAGATAATACGCTCGAACATTTGTATGGATAGATTGCAATTGAATCTACTTCTACAAACTTAACATCAGAGTATGCAAAAATACCAATCCAGTCCTGACTTTTTGAAGAACCATCTAATTTTGCTGGAAGTGTTAGTGTTGATGTTTGTATTGGTAAAGAAATTACATCATCGCCATCTACCGCTAATACCGCATAATTTTCTGCAATTTTAAATTGTAAAAGCATTGGTCTATACAGTTCTGACAAATAAAATGATTGTATATCTTCACCAATTTTTAAACTTATAAATTCTTTAGTTACATAGACCCCATCTGTTGATGCTAATGGTCCAATAATTCTTTTAGGAGTTGAGTTATTGGCATTTATCCGTATCATCATTTCAAGAGTTAGTTCTTTATACCGTCCGTTTTCATTTAATAATCCAAACCCAGGGAATATAAAAGATGGTTGATTTTCGGTTGCGTTTGCATAAAATATTGCAGAGTTTCCAGAACCATATGATAGAGACATACCAGCATTTTTACCATAAAGATTACTTCCAGTGCCAATATAGTAAGCACTATACTCTTGAGTTCCATAAGATTTTGACTCTATTCCAAATGTTTGTGTAGTAGCAATTGTGGCTGGTATTGAAATGAGTGTTTGTCCAAAAGATTCTCCATTAAATGGTTCTGAATTTTTTCCAATAGTTAATCCATTTATATAATATTTTGGGGATACAGATGAATATACAAATTCAATTTTTAAATTTTTGCTTGTTGCTTGATTTGAAAATGTAAAAGAAACTGGAATCCAAGTTAGTGTTGGATATTTAGTTCCATATATAATTTTTTCTTGAGAAGTTATTCCAGTATGTCCAACTTTAACTGTAACGTCAGTTATTGTTTGAATATAAAAACTTACAGTAAATCCACCAGCATCCGAAGTAAAAGTTGTACCTGAAACTAAGGTGGTTGTTCCAGCACTTCCTCCACCAGTAATTTCCGTAACATAACTTGAAGGAAATGGTGATGTCTCTGGCTTATGTATTCCACTTGTAATAGTTTGTGTTGTTCCATTTGTTTTTGTCCAAGTATCTAAGGTTCTAAATGGTTCTGAAATTAAAGAAACATAGTCAGACGTGTCATCCAATGACCATACCGCTAAAGGATGTTCGCTTAGGATTTTATCTGCATACAGATTCGTTGTGATAGGCATATCTACTATTCTATCACATAAGAAAATACCCTGCCAAGTTAATGACAGGGTATCTTTTTAGTGATAATTATTTAATTTTAATCTCACAATAGTCTGTAGTACAGTAACTTTCTCCAAGAGCCTCTAAGTTCTCTACTCCATCATAGATAGCAGAGAAATCAATCTTTGCTAGTCTACCAATGTAGTAGTCGTATTCTTCTTCTGTAATTTCAGAGTATGGCTGTTGTGGATAAACTGTGTTTCCCATTGGCAAGAATGAGACTGCCTTTAGTTGTCCCTCATACATGTTTAAAACAGATGAGATGTGCTGTTTTTCAGTTGCTGTATCAAATGATAGTGTTACTGAAACACCGTTATCTGACCAATACTTTTGAGCGGTAGCAGCAAGTGCTGTCTTCTCGAATAGAGTTACATCTTTTTCTGCTCGTTTCTGTCCTGAAGCAATTGGGAAGTATACTACTGAAGTATTTGCTGATACTAGGTCTGCCTCAATCTTATACCCTGCCGCTTTAAACAAGTGAAGCATTGGGTCTGTATTTCCAAAACGAATTGCTCTTAGATAGAACTTTCCGCCTGGACCCCAGTGAACACCAGGAGTTGCACCCGAAAGAATTGATACAGAACCAGATGGCTTGACTGTGGTTACACGAATTGATTCACGAACACACATCCACTCCGAATACTTATTATCATAATAGCGAATCTTCTTGTATCCTTCATCCATCCATTCACGAGTAGTAGGCAAACCATGCTCGTCAGCAAATGATGCAATGCCTGTTAGAGATGTTCCAATTCTACGGTTTCTTTGCATGATACCGTTAGTCTGTTGCCAGTGAGTAGGAAGAAGTGTAACAGTCTTTCCATACAAATAAGCAAACTTAAGAGTACGCAGGAAGTCTTCTTTTGATTCGTGGCGGTTTAGGTGTACTTCCACAAGTGTGCATAGTTCATATGACTCTAGTGGCTGTTCTGCACACGGATTGAACCCCATTACACGATAGTCCTTGCCATCTGCTGGGTCTGCTAAACGACCAAAGTTACGAGCAACATCAAGCCAAATAAATCCTGGTTCACCATTGTCAACGATGCGGTCTACATACTTTTCGTAATCCATACCAACTTTTGCTTCGATAGAGTTATTTGACATCCAAGCCCATCCTGGATTGTTTGGGTCATATGAGTTGCGTTCTGGGAATACATCTGCATTTTTCAAATTTAGGAAGTCTTCATCTCCGTCTACCCCAAGTGCAAGGGTAGCAGAACGTCTAACATTCCCTGAAACAACGCAGGTACCAATAAGGTTAATTAAATCAACAATGGCACGAGCATCTAGGTTATCTCCAACACGCTGAGTAAGGACATGAGCGATGCGTTCATGTAATTTAATTAATGGTGCAGGACCAGAGGCTACGCCACCGAATCCTTTGATTGGAGCACCTTCTGGACGAACCTCAGAATAGTCAAACTTCTGAATGCTCTGACCTGTACGAAGATATGAGTTGATTAGCAAACGAGTTGCTTCTACCCAGCCTTCACGAGTATCAGGAACTATATAAGTGACTTCTGGTTCTGATGGTGCATAAATAGCAAAGTTCTTATCTTTACCAAGGGTATCAAAGCCAACACCAATACCAAGCATAAGAGCATCCATAACCCAAGCAAACAACTGACCTGGGTCATTCTTGTCTAAGTCTTTAGTTGATACCATAGCACAATTCTGCAATGCCGCTGAATTACGCTTCTCCATTGTAAGTGGTGTACCAAAAGTCCACATACCACGACCTGGAGGTGTCCACTTTAGTGTAAACATACGGTCAAATGCTTCTTGTGCTGACTTCTGTGCTTTATAGTCATTCCATGGGAGACGATTCTCCTTTGCATGGTTTTTCTGGACAGAATACATACCTTCAATAACTCTGCGTACAACTTCG